GTCTGGCAGTCTTTATCAAACGGATTGCTTCGATTGGAGGGCCAGGCCGCGGGTCACATAAGGCGGGGCCGGATGGGACGTATGCGGGAAAACGGGTGGTCCCAGGAATGATCATGGAGCTGAATGCCGGAGACGAGGCGCAGATGCTGAACCCGGCCGGGCAGGGGACAGACGCCACATCATTTATAAAGACATTGCAGCGGATGGTATCATCCTCCAATGGCCTGTCTTATGAATCCACATCCCGGGATATGTCTGAAACAAATTATGCGTCAGCAAGGCAGTCTATGATTGAAGATGATCTGACGTATGGAGAGGAAAG